GAACCGCCAGTGATGGTAGGAGATGTAATAGCAAGGCCGGTTGCCGGATCGACAGGAGAAATCGCGTTGCCGCTCAGTCGGACGTTACCGACAGACGCGGACCCTGTACCAACGTTCAAGGCACTCGCGGCACCGGACCCGGTGCGAACCGGCTTCTCCGTAGCTTCTACGCCGCCATCGACGTGCAGCAGTTGGCCGTACGTATCACGGACTTTCGAACCTGTAAGCGAAGTCGGCATATGATCCTCTTAAAGAATAGTGATGGGGGCCGAAGCCCCCACCATTACGAGGCCATGATGACCCAGTTCGTTCCGTCACTGACGAGCATCGCCCAAGCCGTGGCAGACGCAGCAAGAATAGCCGTACCAGCCGTAGCCGAGTTCTGTGGAGCCACGTTAGACGAGGCCGACACAACCGTATATGTACCAGACAGGTTCTTGATCCAAACAGTACGACCCGGAGCGGATGAAGCCGCCGGAAGGGTGATCGTAACGTTGGCGGCTGCACCGTTGCAGATGACCATATTCTCATCTGCACCAAGCGTGAACGAGGCGGTCTTGGTGACCGGCACGTTGTTCGTATTGCGAATACGCTGCGCAGTAATCTGGCCACTCGTGATGACCACATTGTCCTGCGCGATACCGCGATAAACACCCATTGGTTCTCTCCTATGAAAGGAGGGGGCTTACGCCCCCGCCATTACGTTGCGTTGGGGATCGAACCGGGGTTGGCCTGAACGTCAACCACGACGATGGACAGGAGCACACGGGCTACGTCCATGCTATTCGTGTTGACAGTCATAACCACGTTGGTGTCAGCCGTCAGCGCCGAGGCCGTCGTCGCACCCACAATCGTGTTGAGCGTGGTGTTGCAATCGAAGTCGTTGGCGAACAGCGTAAGCGAGCCGGTGATACCGAGATCGATAGTACCGGCGGCACCCTCCGCCTTCAGCAGCTTGACCATGCCGCCGAGGATGAGGGAACCCTTCGGCAGAGTCGCAAGAACGAGCGTATCAGTAGCAGCAAGCGCGGTAGCGCCAGCAGCCGTACGCGCGGCAGCGATCTTGGCGAAGTCGATGGTGTAATCCATCACCGTGTAGTGGTTGGTGTACGAGGCATGAAGGGCCGTAGAGCCCTTATTGATGCCAAGGCTATCGGTATAAGCAACCATTGATCAGGTCTCCCCTTAGAACTGCACGACAGCAGTCGTGAGAGCTTCGGGCTTCACGACCTTGTAGCCGTAAACCTGAAGACCACGGATGATGTCACCGAAGGTGGTTTCAGAGCGGATGGTCTCCATCTCCGTCATCTGAGACGCGAAGGTGAGGCCCATCTTGGTGCCAGCGATGATGCTGAACTTGCCCGCAGAGACGTTCAGGTTGTGGCTGACATAGATCGTGAAGCGGTCGATCATGCCGAGACGACCATTGCGCATCACGGACTGGTTGTCGCCAGCAAGCGAAGCGTCCTTGAGTTCGGACTTCTTGATGAGACCAGCCATACGGGCCGGGATCACGAGGAAGCGACCGCTCTCAGGGCAGTTGGCCTCGTCCAGCACGGTGCCCATGTCAACGATCAGATCGGTGACCGGGGTCGTACCAACCGCGCCGTCCTTGGTGACGGTGAGCGGAGCAGCAGAGGTGCCGAGGTTGAAGGCGGCAGAGATGCGACCAGCGGTAGCGCCACGGTTGATGGAGGCGATATCCGGCAGGATGTCAGTCAGCACGCGCTGATCGATCTTGATCTTCATCTGCTCGGAAGCATCCTTAGACCAAGAGTCCATCAGATTGATGTCGGACTGCACCTTGTCGATGTCGTCCTCGACGCAAGCGAAGTACTCGCCCTTGTCGATCAGAAGCTGGAGCTTCGGCTTGTCCGGGTTCTCCACGACAAGGTTCTGGCCCTTGACGTAGTCGCGGATCGTGATGTTCGGGGTGGTACGGATGTTGACCGTATCGCCCTGACCCTTGATCTCGCCTTCGTAGTCCGTGTTAGAAATAGCTGCGAGAACAGTCGCGTCATAGAAGTTCTCGATCAGCTTACCCGACCAAATTTCGGGGATGAAATTACCCGAATAGTTGGGGCGTCCGGGTGCGACAGGAAACGCCATTTAAGTGCTCCGTTTAACCAGTTGCAACAATGCGATTTTCGCGCTGTGCGGCGAAGATATCGCGTTCAATACGGTCGCGCTCTGTCTCACGTCCACGATAAGCACCCTTGCGTACATCATCGAAGAACTTGGCGATCTCCGAAGGGCTGTACATCTTGGGCTGGTCTGCCGCAGGCGCTGCCGCTGTGCGGCCACGACCGGGGACGACCTGCTTCTCAAGCTGAGACTTTGCAACGGCCCGAGGTTCTTGAGCAATGCTGTGGCCAGTTGACGCCTGCCACGTACTGAAGAACGCGGCAACACGACGAACATCGAGATTACGCTGGGCATCGTCGAGGTGAGACTGCCGGTTCATGCCGGTCAGCGGATCGACCTCAAGGAGCCATGCGTGGAAATCCTTGTTCTGGTTGATGTCACGCCAGTTCGGGACAGTCGCTGTCAGGTCAGACCAGAAAGACTGCTCAGCCGATACGGCCTGTCGCTGCGCGACCTGCTCGACACGCGGAAGAACACTAGCCTGAAGGTTGGCGATAACGCCTTCCAGAGCCGCGATCTTCTGCTGGTAGTAGGCAGTCTCTTCCTTGGTCACGCGCCGCATGACCTCGATAGACTCACCGTACTCCTCAATGTCCTTATCGGTAACAACCTTAGACTGGACTGGTGCTGGCTGTGCAGACTGAGCCGACAGCGAAGACAGCAGCTTTTCAAGCTGCTCAACCCGTGCTGTCAGTTCCTGCTTTTCTCCCCGCAAGCGGGCAGTGTCTGCGTTATACATACCCTGAAGAGTACGATAACGCTGTTCAGCAGTTTCATCCGTGGTAGCCGTACGCCTTTGCTCGTTAGGCGTGGCTTCAGGTGCAGACGGTTCAGCACTGTCGGCTTCGTCGTTCTGAGACACTTCTTCGCTCGCAGCCGCAGTTGTCTGCGTGCTCTCGTCAGCGGAAGGAGTCTCGTAGAACTTAGAGATAGCCTCAGACTGCTTCTTGATCTGCTCGGGTAGGGCCATAAACAAACGCTCCTCTCGGTGTGCGTACAGGTTAAACCGCTATCACTTCCG